GGGGCTTAAACCGCGCAAAAGAGAAAAACTTGGTTTTAACTACCGGGCTGAACCCAATTGCCAGTTCAAACAGAATTACGTCCACCCGTGGTGGTTCATTTGTTTGACTGTTGTTGAACAATCAGGACTGTGTTTGCGATTACACAGTGACCACCCAGTGGGTAGATATAAATATCAATTACATAACGGACCTATTAAGTACGCGTATAATAAACTAAGTATAAGTTATTTTAATTAAAGAGGGCACACCGACTAAATAACCAAAAGAAAAGTCGTCAGCAGCAGCTTGATAAACATAAGCTCCGCCAAAAGTTGCACGAGTAACACCACCTACAGAAAGAGTACTGTCTTGATCTGGACGAATAATAGGACCATATAAATCATCTTGATAAGTGGAAATAGGAGTATCTAAACCTCTAGGATCCTGTGATCGCCGCAAATAAATTTTATTGCGACGAACAAGAGGACCATCTACATCAGTTAAGGTGCCTTCAGTGACTACAGATATAGGGATAGAAGAATAATAAGGGACTTCAAACTCTAAAACATTATTGAGATCAGAAGCTACAGAATGTTCAAAGCGCTGCGCATTATTAAGTTTAAGAAAAGTATTTAATTCAGGCTTAGCAACGGTTCCATTTTGAAGAACGTCAGTACCTCTAACAGCGAAAGTGGGAAGAGCAGATCTACGTGGCAATACACTAATACTATCGCTAGTAGTAGAATACGGAACAAAACTTCCAACACCAGTAGTAGCAGTAGCGGAAGAAGCACATCGTGTTTCGAGCGACGGTATAGAAATAACTTTATAACGAATACCCCCGCGATAAAAGCGAAATAAATAGGAAATACGATATAAAGGGTGCATAGATACAAAACGAATCATGGCGTTTAATGCTTCAGTAGTAATAGCACCATCAGTTACAGATCTAGAAGTAGGATAAATTACAGTTTGTACATCATCAGGAGTTACAACAGCTTGACCAAAATAAGCAGGATCTAAAGTAATTTGATTAAATAAATATGTGTCTGACTCATGATCTTGTGCTCCAATATAAGCTCCAAGAGAGGTGGCTCTACCTGTAAGATAAGGAAAGGGAAGAGAATAATTCATAAGACAAAAACGTTTAATTACTTGACGTAAATTAGTTATCTTTTCACCTATAGATAATTGTTCAAAACCAGTAAGACTTAAAGGAGGGGCTTCAAATACTTTAACACTATCATCTTTAACCTGTTCATTATGACTAGCACTATCAGAGGTTTCATTAAAAATTTGTGCACGAGGAAGTTCATCAGTTTCAAGTCTTGTTCTAGAGAAAGTAGGGTAAGAGTGAACAGCAAAATTACCGAAATTAGGAACAGCAAAAGCTATATCTTCAGCGCCAGAAATCCACAAATTAATAGGAACAGTGTCAGTAACAGAATCACTAGCACGACGCAAAGCAGTTAAAACTTCTATAGTTACAAAGCCAGTCATAAGCTCTTCTTTTCCTGCAAAGACTGATTCTTTTCCTACTTCTACATGTTTCCAGGGAACATTGGATACGTATGGTATTGTAAAAGCTATTTCAGAAGATACAGAAAGATCAAGAACCCAATTATAAGCATTTTGAAAGGTGGAAGTGCTTGTAGCACCAGAACTAATACCAGCATGATAAGTAATACGTAGACGTCCAGTGTGAAAAGCTGTTTTTGCTACTGTCAATCTATATGTTAAACCACCACGCCAAAAACTAAACATAGAAGCTAAATAAGCCAAAGTGGAAGGGTATATGTGTCCAGCAGTAGCAACGTATTTATTTTCAACAATACCGGGTGCAACAGGAAATGTATGTAAAATAGCTGTGGAACCTTGTTCTATAGTCCAATTTATATTATCAGCAAAAATACTAGACTTCTTAGCAACATAAACAATATCCATTTCATCTACCTTACTAGAAAATACACTATCTGAATAAGTAAGACCATTGTCAGGCATCGCTGCAAGTTTAACTGAATTATCAATTCCATTTGCATTAGTGTAACCTTTTGCGGGAATTGGAGCAAATGATGAAAGCTTTGACATATCAGTAGGTTTATTCCATCCAAAAGTTGAAGCAGCACCAGAAACAGCAGAAGCAACCCAATCAACTGTGCGAGCAGCAGATCCAAAAACAGGCATTTTACCAAGAGTACGAGCTGTAGTTGCAATAGAATTAGAGACTTCACTAATAGACTTGGAAGTTGTTGCAGATTCTTCACTACCAATTTGAGCACGAATTACGGAAGGAACAGTAGCAGCAGAAGAAGTGGGCATTGCAACATCAATATCTTCAAACCATGCATATACAGAATAAGAAGCACCACTACCTACGGGTACACTAGAAGTTCCAGTACCAATTAAATTTATGGGAACCACAAAACACTCACCCATACTTCCTTGCGTACTAACTAAATTATAATGAGATAAGGGAGCACAATATGGAATTTTAATTTCTGCAGGAGAATTAGAAGCTAAATCAATTTCAACACCAGGATAACCAGTAATATTAGGGAAAAATATATCAGTACCAGGAACAAAGGTAGTGCCTAAACTAGCCATAGCTTTTCTATTACAGGTAGAATCAAAGGGTGCAAAGAACATCCAATAACGTCCACTCATAAATGGGGTTGCATTAATCAATATTCGAACACACACATTTGCACGCAAATAAGCAAAATAATTCAATTTATCTACAACATTAGGAGATTTTTGGAAAATAATATCAGGAAACTTAAATTTAAAACCGCCCAATTCAGAAGAGGCAGGAGCACTAACAAATTCACCTTGTTTAATTAATACAGGTCTAGATAAAATATCTTTAATTGAATGCATTTTAGTTTCATCACCCATAGCAATCCATTGTAAATCTTTAGAAATCATAGGTTTGGAATATTGTAAAAGCGTAGAGTCGTCAGCAAAAGTAGTTACTTGTTGCGTATCCAGGGTATCAGGGGAAAGATTATCTGTTATTGTAGTGACTTCTTGAGTTTACTAACTTATGAGGTTGAGTCAAACTTCTCATTTTAAAGCGCCGGAACAATAGCCTTTATTTATAGTGGCACACATTGATCAATAGACTGGAAGGTCTCCACTTACTCGAAGAGCAACCTCCCATCGGGCTTTGCTGCTTGTGTCGGACGGCGAATGACAACAAGCCCCTGGAGGAGGATTTAGGAGGCAGCACACAACCCTTGCATCTTTACAAGCACCGAGGTTCGGTATTCATAAAGAGTCAAGAGCTGCGGCTGTTGTCGCATAGTTGCACCAGCAACCTGAAATTTCGGGATCCATTCTCTAAACACTTCATCCGAATGCAAACTCAGTTCGAAAGCGGCAGTTTGCATGTTTTCACACGTTTTATCTTCAATATCGAGATCACCTCTTACCCAGTTTATCATTTCCAAGATTGTGTCAAGAGCCAGAGGGGCACGAAACAAACCACTTCTACCACGCAAGAATTTTCGTTTCAAGAAACTAATATCCTCTATGGCACGAAATGGGATGAGCTCACCACTCTTCGATTCATCTGTGTACGTCATACCGAATGTTGCATATCCTTCAGCAATAGTAATCTGGTTGAATTGTTCAATGATCTCGTCAGAAATGTTCACGATGTTGTCATCACCATAAGCAATCATAGCAACATGCTCA